CTACTTGCCATCCCCTTAAGCACCTGAGTCTGTGTCTTGGCGTCCTCAGATGCAATAAGTGTTCCAAGATGCTCAGATGGAAGTATCATCTTTATCTTCTTTTCAATTATCATATCTTTAATCCCTCCTTTCCTGCCTTTGGTGGATTAAGTCTACTCTGACAATAAGGACAGAGTAGCTCTAATTCTGCAGAAGGATACATCCACATATACTGAGGATGCTTAGGTGTCCAATGAATACCCATGTATTCTACCAACTCAGATGGTTTTGATCTATCAGCATGAGATGTCAACATCTGATTGCATCTAGCACATCTCGGAAGTGCTTGTAATGCTGCTTCAAGTGCTCTTTGTTCTTCTGATGTCCTCTGTTTACGCTTTTTCATAATCCTCCTTATATTAGTTGCTCTAAATAATCTTCTTCCAGTCCAAACCATTCATCACAGATATCTTCAACAGATCTTTCTGTGGCTAACCTAAGGTGAAGGTCTGCTTTGGCATCGGCAATAAGAAGATCTGCATCATCCTCAGACATATCTTCCCGTTCCATGATAATCTCTTTAATCGTGCTCATATCAATACTCCTCCCAGCATACATAAGATGAGTATGACCAGAAAGAGCAAAAACCCTCCGAGAATATCTTCAATAATATCTCTCCAACAAGTCTTCCATTTAAGATTATTCTGTTCCTTCTGCATATCTATCAGCCAATGTTTAAAGCCTCCAATGTCTTGATCTCTTGTCATAATTTTCTCCTTCCATATCTTAAAAGAATCCGTTTATCTTCGTCCGAAAATCGAACATAGTTATCATTATCTCTCACCCTCATCTTCCACTGGTGCTCCACTCATGTCTCCAAAGGCTGATCTTGCCTCTTCATTACTTGGCATATCCAGAGGTTCAGATGGATCTGACTTCTCATCATTATCAACCATATCCAGAGAACTCTCCATGAGTTTTCTATCTCCCATAGATACTGTGGCAGGCTGACCCTTCTTACGATCTTCATCTACAAGTCTCTGTGTTATCTCCGTTATGGTCTCTGTTTCCATCTCAATAGTTATACCCTTAGTCAACGCCCCATAGTATTTACTGCTCTTATCAAGACTCTCATCATATCCCAGGTCTTTCAATATCCTGACAGCATCAAGAAGAGTATCAACCTTCTGTGGTACTCCATATGCTAAGATCTTAATGGCCTCAGATGCCACTCTGCTCTTGGTCTCAACAAACACACCTCGACTGTTTAAATAACTTGCGATGGCGGCTATATGCTTGATATTACATCTGATGTTAGCCACAAAGGTCTTATCATCTGTCTTGTTCTTACTCTCCATTCTGTCCTCCCTTATCTCAACTCATTGGTTAACTCATCTAACTCATCATTAGTCAGCATACCTGCCTCAAACAACCCAGCATAAAAGCCTGCGTGCCATGCTAATGATTGCACTCTCTTATCCTTCTCAACATTTATCATCATATCATCCGTGATTGCCTGTGCTCCAAGTTTAATTATATGACTCATCTTTATATCCTCCCTTTATATTCCTATCTAACACTCATTATAAATCCATTATATCATATCTGAAACCGTCTGTCAACAAGCAAACACCTCTCCAATAACACAATAACAATGTTCCCTGTGTTCCCTGTGTTCAGATTGTTCCCTGTGTTATATCTATTATACAAGTTATACATGTTATTCCTACCCCCCCTGTCCTCTATATTATACGAACATAGAGTGTGTAGAAGGGTGTAGAGAAGATAGTATAAGAAGAGAGAAGAAGATTAGCTCTTTACCTATAAAAAAAAATATATAAGAAAGAAGGATGAAAAAGGACTAAATCATCTCTCTCAATCTCTCTAACTCATCTTCGTTCGCATACATTAGATACACACCCCCCCCCCAATAACTTGTATAATATGTATAACAATGGTAATATACATAACATTAATAACATAAATAACACACTGCCATCATCTGCTTTCATCTGCCCATACCCGCAGTTTGTTCGGATCACGAACGAAGATCATCATGGCGGTTATAATTACCAGTCTGATTCTTCTGTGTGATGTTCTGTTACTGTATAGATCTTTAATTCTGCATCATGACACTTACAGCCATAAGTACTTCCACAATGCTCACAATACGTAAGCGTAAACTCAAAGAGTCTTATGCGTGTCTGTCTGCCGCATATAGGACAAGTTACGGTCTGATTTACCTTTGCCATTATATCTTCACCTCCCTTCAATGTTATTGTTATAAGCATATCTGGACCTTGCCTGTTATGTTATGATTCTTCTGATTCCATTGCATCAACTTCATTAATTGCTTCTACTGCTATTCTTGATGCTTCCCTTTTCTCCTGTTGTTCTTTAAGTTCTTCAATCTGTGCTGTGATTTCATCATCTGATAATGATACCTCAGCCTGTTGTCTTATCGCACCGGCCTTACTATACATTACCCGCCATGATATCTTCCCTGAATATACCTTTTTCAACTCGGCTTCTTTCATGCCTCTCATGCTGCCCCTGCCCCGTACCTTCAATGCATCAAATGCAAGCTTAGCCATGACCTCAACTGGCATACCTGTGAAATCAATCTCGGGTGATATCTGCGGATTAGTACCATCATTCAATGCTACCTGAAATGCCTGATTAACCGTGATACCTGATATCCTGCCCTCGTCTGTTATTATTGCTTTCATGTTCCCACCCTTCACGAGTATAACTCGTTGTGGCAAGGTCCATGTATGCCTATAACCTTCCTATTCGCACAGTGGTACTTTCACTCCATCACAGCATGACCTGTGTCCGGGCGTTGCTTCCCTGTCTGTGCCATACATATATGATGTATGTTATGTCAATGAACTTGTTTAATTATGGTTACATTATACCTCAATCCATCCGATATGTCAAATGAAATGGTATATGAGCGCCATGAAAGCAAAAGGGGGATAATGCTTGGATCTATGGGGGAACAGGGGTTAACACAAATCTCATCAGTTTTTCTAATGCCACCAAAACCCACCATATTCTCAATGAGCGGCATGAGAGGGAGGGAGGGAGGGAGGGAAGGGATGAGAGCGAGAGAGAGAGAGAGAGCTATCAGGAATGTTATGTCTGGCCATAGAGAAGATATCACAATCATCCCTTTTATAAAGAGCCCAGCCCGCCCGCTTTGTCCAAATTCCGAACGAAGCATTATTGCGACCTCGTTAAGGCCCGGCTTCTTGGTGGTGTCTCAGGAATGGTTAATGGTGGTCATTGCGAAGGTTGCCGGCTTTGTTAGTTGTTTGGATGCGCTTGTCGCATGTTGCTGGTTAGGGCGATTGTCAAAGGTCTTTGAATGTTGTTCTATTTTTTTTGTTTAACCATGCTTTTTGTTTTTGTTTTGCTTTTTTTGCTTTTGCTTTTGCTTTTGCTTTTTGCTTTTTTTAAGATAGGAAATGTTAGAGAGATTCTCTGTAATATTCATCTGAAAAATAAATTATTTGACAGATGATCTCAGAGTATATATGATGGTTTTATGAATACTAGAAATCTAAATTCTGTGCTAAACAAACCCTTTATTGACAAGAGAAAGGTTCCACCTGGAACTGTTCGTAAGATAGTCTTGGTTAAAGATCTTAATGAGCGTCATCATGAGATAGCTCGGTTAGTTGTTCTTGGCTATAAGAATAATGAAATCGCCACTATGCTTCATCTAAACTATGCCTTTGTAAGCAGTGTCAGAAATGCTCCTCAGGTTAAGGAACAGATCTCTTTTATGAGAGCAGCTCGAGATAAGGATACTGTTGATATAGCAAAGCAGATTAAAGAAGCTCTTCCAGAATGTATAAGGTATCTATCTGAAACAATCCCTGATCCCGAAGTTTCAGATCATATAAGATCTAAGAATGCTTTTGGTCTTCTGGCAATTGGAGGTCATACAGCTACTAAGAATGTAAATATCAAAGGTGTTCATGCGGTTCTTACTGCAGATGATATAAAGGAGATAAGAGATAATGCGACTAAGATAGCGGGTGAAATAGATATATTAGCTGAATCAACTGAGGATACTAATGGATAGTGATGTAAAAGACATCTTAACTCGCTGTGCTAAAGATACAGGTTTTCATGCGAGATTTTTTTTTCCAGAAATTTTCTATTCTAATTACAGCATCTTACACAAGCAGATTCTGGATGTAATAGATTCTGGTCATGGAAAGTCAGTTATAGCCGCTCCTCGAGGTCTTGGCAAAACCTCCACGATGCTTTACGGACTTGCCAGTCGGCATATTCTTTTTGAGACAAAAAAGTTTATAATCTATCTATCTAACAGTGCTGATAATGCTATGCTTCAAACAGATTCTCTCAAACATGAACTCTTAAGTAATCAGCTCGTAAGAAAGTTCTTTGGCTCAATCAAGACAAAGCGTATTGAGTCAGAGTTTGAGGAACAGTTCTCTAAAAAAGCTTGGGTAACATCTGGTGGAACTCTTATTCTTCCTCGTGGTGCTGGTCAGCAGATTCGTGGTCTTCTTTATCATGGAAGACGTCCTGATCTGATAATCATAGATGATCTTGAGGATAAGGAAGAAATTATAAATGATAAAATGAGGAAGAAAAATAAGGAATGGTTCTTCTCTGATGTTATGAAGTGTATCTCACGTTATGATAAAGATTATGAGTTTATCTATATAGATACTCTCAAACATGAGGATGCTCTTTTACAGGATCTTCTTGATGCGAGTGATTGGAATTCTCTTTGTCAGAGTGTCTGTGATGATAGTTATAATTCTTATGCTCCTCTCTTTATGACAACTGAGGAGATAAAAGAGGAAGTTAAATCTCATCGTGAGAAGGGAATCTTAGATGTCTTTTATCGTGAGATGAGAAATATTCCAGTTGCTACTGAGACTGCAACTTTTAAGCCAGAGTATTTTCATTATTATACTGAGGGAATTAAACAGCTTACAGTCTATCCAGATAATGAGGATAGTAAGAAGGTTGAAAAGATTGAAACTGAGAATCTTCTAAATATGGTGATAGTTGATCCAGCTAAAGAACCTCAACTTCATAATGCTGATACTGCTATCGTAGGTATTGGAGTTGATAGAACATCAAGGAAGATCTTCATTCGAGATATTGTATCTGGTAAGTTCTATCCAGATCAGATGATGAGAGAGATGTTTGCAATGGTAGCTAGATTGAAAGCTATGATTCTTGCAGTTGAAGTAACATCTCTTCATCAATTCATATCACAGCCAATTGAGAATGAGATGAGAGTTCAGAATGTCTTTGCTCAATATCATGAACTTAAAGCAACGGCAAAGAAAGAAGAACGTATAGGTTGGCTTGCCCCTTATTATCGTCAGGGTTATGTCTATCATAATAAAGCCTGTTGTACAAAGCTTGAATCTCAGCTCGTTGGTTTTCCAAGATCAAAACTCTGGGATGTTATGGATGCAACAGCTTATATTGTTAAGCTTCTTGATGATTATGCTGTTTATTTTGATCCGACTTATGAGGATCCTAATATAGATGAGTTTGAAGAAATCTCATTTGATAAACCTTTAAAATATAAGCAACTTGTATAAACTACGTTCGTAAATTGAACGAAGGAGATAAAAATGAATATATTAGAAGTACGAGGAAGAGCAGGAGTCACCGTTACTGAGACAGTTACAGATACTTCTCAGTCTATTGATACAGGTGTAACTGGTATAAAGTTTAAGAATACTGATGGTGATCTTATCTCAGGTCTTTTGATAACTTGTGAAACTAATAATGTCAAGTATGCTTTTGGTGCTGATGCTGTATCAGCAGGTCTTGGTCATGTTCTTGTAAAAGATACAGATGGAATATATCTGAGAAATGCTGCAAACATCAGAGCTTTTAGATTTATTAATAGTGTTGCTCAGAGTGCTGGAGTTATCCAGTTAACTCCTTTTTATGGCGAGTATTAAGGATAATTTGTGACTGAGAAAAAGATATATATAGGATCTAATGGTCCTTATCTATTTGAAGATGATGAACTTATCGCTGATGAAGATAGTGATTTTGATGGTGAGTTACGTCATTGTATTGTCTCAAATCGTCAAGGGTTGATTACAGAAGCTCCTACTGAAGATGATCATATTCTACGTCTTAGTGATGCTAATGATAGGATTTTAGCTCCTCTGGCTGTAACTGATATAGATGATCCTTCAATAGAACTTTTAGAAAAAGTCGGTATTCCTGGAACTCTTGTTCTTGTATATCAGATTAAAGATACTGGAGATGAATCAACTCTTTATGAGTGGGATACTGCTAATAGTTCTGGAGCTGATATACCATATGTAGTTGCAGGTTCAACTGGCTTCTGGAATGCTATTGCTGGTAAGTATACTAATACTGATTATAGTAGATATACAGAATCTTCAATGGTTATTGAGGGTGGATTAATATCAGAAGGAACTGTAGGAACTGTAACTGTATCTGCCATTAAGGCTCTACTCCGAACTGGAATAGAAACTACTGATCCGCTTGTGTATGTTTCCTTGGCAGAGCAAGCTAATAAGGTAATAGGTTCTGCTGATATTAAGTATCATGTAGGATTTGATTATAATAATGGTTCTCCACAGGTCTCAGTTCAAATAGCCAGCTTTAACAGAACAACTGAAATTGGTCTTGGTACCTGCATGAAGGATACCAGTACTCCTGTTAGAGTTCATTTTGCAAATGCTGGTATGAGACTTCAAGATGGAGTAGCTAAGCTTCAGCAGAGAGCAACATCTCTAAGACGTACAGAACTTGCTTCTGGTTGTGCTATAGCTGATGTGGGTGGTGCTACACGACAGTTTAATATCCAAAAGGGTATCGTATATCATGGAATCTATCGTATGACTCCGTTTGATGCGGCTCCTTATAATCCTTATATCTCAGGTGATGATGGTTACTTTCTTGTTTATGGTGATACTGCTACTGGTTTTACTATTTCTGATGGTACAGATACAGTTATAAACAACACTCAATATTGGAACACCACGACTCATGCGCTGGATGATGTTAAAAATAAACAGTTTGCCTGTCATTGGGTTTATATTCATACTGATGATGAGCATGTTTATGTAGTGCTTGGAAATGATAGTTATAAACTTGCTGAAGCACAACTGGCACAACCTCCGGGTGATTTACCTATAGAGATAAGTGACTTCGGGTTGCTCCTTGGATGTATTATAATAGAAAGAAATGCTACTGCTTTTGAACTGGTTCAGATGGTTACTGATACTTTCTTCACTGGTTCGGCTGTAGGTATTCATAATAGTCTTGGTGGTTTGAATGATGGAGATTATAAGCATCTTCTGGAAGTTGAATATACTGAGATTAGTGAATGGCTTGATAATGTGGTGCTTGGTTCAGATGGTCTTACTTCAGTTCCTGAGATGGTTCTTGTTCCAAGAGCAGCAGCTCTAAGTGATGTTGTTGGAGGTTTTTATTTTAGTGATATTGATACAAGTGTTTATGTTTGTACTTCGGCGACTTAAGCTAAAGGAGGATACTTATCATGAAAAAGGAAAAAGAGCAAGAGGTTACAATAACTATTGAAGATTTTAAGGAAACTCAGAAAATGGTGGAGGCTAATGGTTTTTCTTCTATCAAAGAATTTCTTGATAGTAGATACACAATGGCTTTAAGAACTTATAGAAGACAAAATCAGGAGGAATAAAAGATGGCAGTAACATGGAAGAAATTAGCTTACGAAGATGATGTAATAACTAAAGCATTACTTACAGCGACTGGAAATATAGTTTATGCTTCTGGTGTAGCTACTCCTGCGGTGTTGGCTGTTGGAGCAAATACAAATGTACTAACCTTGGCGGGTGGAGTTCCATCTTGGGCAGCTCCTGCGGTAGCGGCGGCTCATGCTGCAAGTCATCTTCCCGGCGGTGGTGATCCGATAACTACAGCAGCTCCTAGTGCGCTATTAGAAGTTCAGGCACAAGCAGAGGGTGTGGCAGAGTCTTTAGCCAGATCAGATCATGCTCATGCAATAGT